CAACTACAGAGAAATTAACAGCACAGGATGCTAAAATTAAAAAGATTGATGGCGACGTAGCTTCATTTAAGGAAACAACCACTGAAAAATTTAAAGCCAATGAAGCAAGTATTGAGGATCTTAAAACAGGAAAACTCTCAGCAAAAGATGCTGATTTAAAATATGCCAATATTGATTTCAGTAATATTGGAAAGACTGCAATGGAGTATTTCTATGCTCAGTCTGGTTTGATTAAAGATGTAACCATTGGAGATGCAACAATCACTGGTGAGTTGGTTGGTGTTACTATCTCTGGTGATCTTATCAAAGGAAATACAATTGTTGCGGAGAAGCTTGTAATTAAGGGTTCCGATGGCCTGTATTACAAGTTAAATACTGATGGAATGACTGTTGAGAAAGAGCAGACTGATTATAATAGCTTGAATGGACAGGTTATCAGAGCGAAATCCATCACAGCTACCAAGATCGATGTGAAGGATCTTGTTGCATTTGGTGCCACAATTGGTGGATTCAAAATAGGTCAGGATTCTATCTATTCTGGAGTTAAGGAATCTGTCGGAAATACGACTCGTGGTATTTATATGGATAACGACGGTCAGTTTGTGTTCGGGGATGCCAGCCAGTATGTGAAATTCTACCGAGTCAGTGAAGGTAAGTATAAACTTGCAATTGCTGTAGAAGATTTGTTTATTGGTTCTAAGAGTGTAGCCGAGTCTATTGAGGATGTTAAGAAGACGGCTGATAATGCCGCTAGTGTTGCATCCAGTGCTTCGTCGGCAGCTTCGACAGCCAATAGTACTGCAAATGCTGCCAAGTCAACAGCAGAAGGAGCAAGTAAGACTGCCAGTGATGCTAAATCAACCGCCGATTCTGCAAGTCAGGTAGCGTCAAATGCTTCGTCAGTTGCTGGTACCGCTAAAACCACAGCTGACAATGCGAGTAAAGCGGCTTCAGAAGCTAATTCAACGGCATCCACTGCAAAAACTACAGCGGATCAGGCTAAGAGTACTGCCGATACTGCAACTAAAAATCTCACGGCTCTGACTGCACAAGTCAAAGAAGCAGAGACCACTATTAAAAAGAATAAGGAAGAAATCGAGCTAAGAGCAAAGAAGACAGAAGTTACTGAAGCTATCGATAATATTGATATTGGCGGGAGGAATTTAGCTAAAAATACCGCTACATTACCGATCGGAAATGGAACGTGGAATACTGGCACATGGCGACGTTCTGGCACCGGAAGTATAAGTAATGTCGATATAAATGATTCCCCCATACCCTCAATCACCAAAGGTATTCTTGTAACTAGAAAAGATAACACTTCGCAAATTGGATTTTGCCAAGATGATTTTGCAGGTTTACGCTCAGGGGAAACTTACACAGTTTCTGCATGGGTTAAATGTACTGAGAACGCAAAAGTTAAATTGGAAACTCATTGGAGTAACAAAGATGCTGTAAGTGGTGTTGGAGATCCTGTAGCAGTAGAAGCAAACAAATGGACCAGGATAACACTTACAAAGTCTCCAACTAAAGATTGTTTACAATCGATAGCCTATATTTATTTATATATTGGTTCATCTAACTGTGAAATGTATGTATGCGGTATTAAACTCGAAAAAGGCAACAAAGCTACTGATTGGAGCCCGGCACCAGAAGACTACTACACAAAGACTGAGACAGATGCTTCTATTCAGGTTTTGTCAGACAAGATCTCACAGCAGGTATCCACGACAGATAAACTTGGCACCAGATTATCTAAAGTAGAGCAGAATTCTGATGGTTGGAGTGTTACACTGGAGACTGCAAACGCTGCGAAAAGTGCAGCTGATAATGCGAGCCAGACCGCATCGAGTGCAAAAAGTGCTGCTGATAATGCGAATAAGAATGCGTCAAGTGCCGTATCAACAGCCCAAAACACAGTTAAGAGTACCACGGAACAGTTCTACAAATCTACTTCTCCAACTTCTTTGTCTGGCGGATCATGGAGTGATTCACAGCCTACGTGGGAAAACGGTAAATATATCTGGAAACGTACGTATGTAGTGAAGAATAATGGAACTACAGAATACCAGCCCTCAGCAAACGGTGTTTGTATCACAGGTAGCACTGGCGCCAAAGGTGACAAGGGTGATAAAGGAGCTACAGGACCACAAGGACCGCAGGGTGATAAAGGAGCTACAGGTGCTCAAGGACCACAAGGAGTTCAGGGAAAAACAGGTGCAACTGGACCACAAGGACCGCAGGGTGAAAAAGGCGCTACAGGTGCTCAGGGACCTAAAGGTCTACAAGGCGAAAAAGGTGCTACTGGCGCAACAGGCCCTCAAGGATCAACAGGTAAGGGCCTTAAATCAGCCGTTGATCAGTATTATTTATCTATATCCAATACAACTCAGTCGGGTGGTTCTTGGAGCAACACTCAGCCTAGCTGGGTATCTGGCAAGTATATTTGGACAAGGACATATCAGACGTGGAACGATAATACCACTACCACGACGACTCCTGTGTTAGCGGATGCTCTGAATAAAGCTAATAGCACATCATCAGAAGCTATGGGTACAGCGACTCAAGCTAAATCTATAGCTAATAACGCTAATTCTACAGCTTCTCACGCTCAATCTACAGCTGACACAGCCCGTAAAGAAGCGTCAAACGCCGCCAAAACAGCCACCAATTACATGAAGTTCGATATTTCTGGTCTGACTGTTGGTAATCTTACGGAAAAAACCCTTGGACGAAATGTCAATATTGATAATAGTTCGGTAAATATCCGGAACGGGTCTAATGTCTTGGCAAGCTTTGCAGAGAGTTTGATTGAGATTGGTAAGAATACAAATACTGCTACAATTAGTTTCCTTAATGGAATCGTGAAACTTATTGGACAAAAACAAACAATCGAAGGGACGACTTTCTATGATGCTCATTTGTTATCGACTAACATGATGACTCTTGGAACCGGCAGTACTGATCCGAGCAGTGATAAAGTCAATGCATTAATAAGTTTGAACGGGATGTCTGGGGAACGTGAAGTGTTAGCAAGCGTAACTGATACTCAAGGTCATTCAACATTAACCGTTCGTGATTCATCGGCAAGTCTATACAGTGATGGTGATGCAGGATATTCTTCAGTTAATGTTATTACAAGCAAAAGTACTTCGCAAGTAGAGATACATACCAATGGCTCGAATGGAAATAGAGCCCTAATCAATTATTCGCATGCCATTCAATACTACAATAATTCAACGCTTCTTGCTGCGTATAATGGTCAAACTCCATGTCTATGGGATGGGTTTGTTTGGATGCGCGCTGATCAGACAGCAACATTAAGTGCTCCAATCAGTCAGCAGCCTCACGGGATAATAGTTATTTTTGCGTTATACGATCCAACAACTGGTGGGGTGACTAACGTAATGACGAATCCTTACTTTGTTCCTAAAACAGCGATAAACTATGACTATGTATTTACCATGTTTTGGGAGTCAGGATGGAAGGCAGGCGTGAAAAGAGTTTCTGTGCAAGATACTCAAATAGTTGGTAATGCTCAGAACGATAAAGCTACATTTAAGGCTAGTAGCGGAATTACATTAGATGAACGGTGGTTTGTACTCAGACGAGTATACGGAGTTTAAAGGAGAATTATCATGGCATTAAAGAAAAAAGTAACAGCGAAAAATGGTATTGTCACTGAGTACCATAGAATAGCAATGATTTCAGTGGAAGTTAATCAGCAGAATACTATTTTATTATATTCGTATTTATCTGAAGATGGTCGTCAGATTGAGAAAGATTATGCCGAAGGAAAGTATAAGGATATCGATTCTGGATTGATTTCATTCCCATATTATGATGCACAGTATCTTCACCCCGATTACGACGGTACCATGACCATCGTAAAAGCTTATGAATATCTTAAAACCCTTCCGGAGTTCGAAGGGGCTGAAGATGTATAACTAACGAATCAAAAACTTAATGGCTTTATAATTTTGTTGAACTAAAAAAAATATCCCCAATATTGTGTTACGACGACAAAATATAGAGTTATTGAGATTTGATAATAAACTACATAGGAGGTACATTGCATGGAACCCTGGATACAGACAACCATCACGATTATGTGTACATTGCTTGCTTCATCTGGATTCTGGGCTTATATCCAAAAAAGAGGAGACGCCAGTAATGCTGAAAAAAGACTTCTTATTGGATTAGCTCATGATCGAATCATTTGGCTAGGAATGCAATATATTGAAAGAGGATGGATTTCTCAAGATGAGTACGAGAATCTTCATGATTATTTATTCATTCCTTATTCAGAAGCAGGTGGCAATGGATCAGCTGCGAAAGTGATGAAAGATGTTGACAATTTACCGGTTCATAAGATCGGATACAAATCAAAGGAGAGATGACTTATGTTGATTTCAAACAAGACCTATGATATTCTTAAATGGATTGCACAGATCCTTCTTCCGGCATTTGGAACATTATATGCTGCACTCGTTCCGATGTGGGGATTACCGTATGGTGATCAGGTTGTTGGAACTATTCTTGCAGTAGATACTTTCCTTGGTGCTTTACTTGGAATTAGCTCTAAGAAGTATAACGCAGCAACTGGCAGTGAAGAGAATTAGAATACTAATAGATTGATAGTACATTATTACCTTAAAATCCTTGACATTACCGGTCCATCTGTTTTCGTACAGGAAGCTGCAGACGCAGGAAAGTTCTAATATTTGTATAGAATATTAAACGTTTATAGCAAAAAATCCCCTCCACGTAAGTGGAAGGGATTTTTTTATCTCTAATCTCTCTGGAAAAGATCTCGGGTATATACTTTATCTTTTACATCATCCAGGATCTGACTGTAACGGTTTGCGATGATACAGTCGCTCAGATTTTTAAATTTATCAAGATCATTGACAACTTTGCTTCCAAAGAAGGTAGATCCGTCCTTCAGGGTTGGTTCATAGATGATCACGGAAGCACCCTTGGCTTTGATTCGCTTCATGACTCCCTGAATAGAAGACTGACGGAAGTTGTCAGAGTTGGATTTCATAGTCAGACGATAAACACCTACAGTGACTGATTTCTCCATGGAAGAATTGTAAGTATTTTCTTCATCATAACCGTAATAACCGGCTTTCTGTAATACACGGTCTGCAATGAAATCTTTACGCGTACGATTACTTTCAACGATCGCACTCATCATATTCTGTGGAACATCGTTATAGTTGGCGAGAAGCTGCTTGGTATCTTTTGGAAGACAGTATCCACCGTAACCGAAGGAAGGATTGTTGTAATGTGTTCCAATACGAGGATCCAGGCAGACACCCTGAATAATGTTCTGCGTATTCAGACCTTTCATTTCAGCGTAAGTATCCAGCTCGTTAAAGTAGGAAACACGAAGTGCAAGGTAGGTGTTTGCAAACAGTTTTACAGCCTCTGCTTCAGTAAATCCCATAAATAATGTATCAATGTTTTCTTTCAGAGCACCTTCCTGGAGAAGAGCTGCAAAATTGTGGGACGCCTGTACCAGTTTCGGATCATCCGGATCTGTAGCAACGATAATGCGGCTTGGATACAGGTTATCGTACAGTGCTTTGGATTCACGAAGAAATTCCGGACTGAAAATGATATTTGCTGTATTGTATTTCTTTCTGACAGATTCTGTATAGCCGACCGGAATCGTGGATTTGATGACCATGATCGCATGTGGATTTACTTTGAGGACAAGTTCGATCACAGCTTCAACGGCAGATGTATCAAAATAGTTTTTCTGACTGTCGTAGTTTGTCGGTGCCGCAATGACTATATAGTCAGCATTTGTGTAAGCAGCTTCGCCATCCAGTGTAGCTGTCAGGTCAAGCTCTTTTTCTGCAA